TGCTCCATCGTGGTGGTCTTCGGCCATCTTGCTTCTGCGTTCTTCATTTTGTGTTCCTCGCTTTCTGTGTGTAGGTTATTTCCTTCGGCCATGTACATATATGTCTCTAAACGCAGAATATAGCAAGTCATATTTCGGATAAACTACACTTATTTTTCGAGAGAAACACAGCCCCGAAAGGCTGTGCAAGAAGCCGTAAAACTTACTCTTCGCCCGTGAGGATAAAGCGTACATACGCCGCACGATCTCTCTCGATGAAGCAGACCAGTTCGTAGAATCCCATCTCAAATGCCATACGCAGAACACCGGGAACATCGAACATATTCACCCGCCCCGAATCACGGATGTCCATGATCTGCGAGAAAATCGTCTTGTTCATGACTGACCGCCTTTCTGCACGATGCGGAAGGAGTCCACACCGGGGATAAGGCTGAGTGACGATCCTGTCACCCATCGAACGAGAATCTGTCCCGCATCGTCAACACCCATGACCTCGCCCATCGTCCTCGGCGGCGGGGCTTGCGGATCGTCCATGCCGAGGAGTTCCACTCTCGTCCCGCCCGGATACTGCCCTCGAAGTGCGGCGATCTGCTCCCTACTCGGAAACCGCATGATCCTCATCCTCCTTCCGATGTCCGCTCTTAAACGAGCTGCTGCCCGTGAGGTTCTGCAGGAGAATCTTGCGCGACTCTTTGTAGGCATTTCCGATCATGCCAAGGCGCAGGAGGAAGCAGCGGAAAGCGTACTTTTCGTTGTCCACGATCTTCTCCTTCGCCGTGACGCGCTTCTGCGTCCGCGCCATCAGGCAGAGCTTGCTGATAAACTCGGCATACGCCTTTGCCGTCTCGTCGGTGATCGTCCCGTGCAGCCATGCAAAGGTGATGCGGTCGCCCTCTAGCGTGTAAGTCGCTTCTCGGATGTCGAAGGCGTGTCGGATGAGCCGCCCCTTGCTCAGGAGGAGGGCGTCCAGATTCTGCAGTGCCGTCTCCGTGAAAAGGCTGCGTGGGAGACTGATGGAAAGGCTGTCCTCGTCGGATTCTTCTATTGCCGTTTCTGCCGGTGTCAGATCATCCACTGCCGCTTCCGTTCGGCTCGGCTCATCTGCCCCTGTGGCCGCGCAGGAAGTCTCGTCCTCCCCGCCCTTGGACATAAAGCCCGCTTCGCGCAGTGCCGTGCGCACACACGCAACGGTCGCTTCGTCAAGGGCATCGTCGAAGCAAAGGCTGCCGTCCTTCGCAATCTCGAATGCGCCGACCTTGTAGGAAAATGTCGGTGCGCCGCAGTAGACGGGCTTCGTGTCGAGCACCTTGCTGACTACCGCGACCATCGCCTTGCGCTCTTCCTTTTGGATGTTGTAATTGACCTTCATGGTGACTACCTCCTTCATGTACTTTGGTCATTACATTCATCACTCACGTGGGAAGAATTAGCAAGCGGATTCTGTTGTATACACCAACTCTATCTCATCAAATAGATCTTATGCCCATCATTTCCCTGCCAAGGATACCGTCATGCGTTCGAGCATCTTGCCTGTCATCCAGATCGCCCCGTCGATAACAAGCGGCAGGAAGATGCGGTCACGGAATCTGCACCATCCCGTCTCCTTCTCTGCACTCTCGCGAAGTGCCGCCGTGTACGCCGCCGACACCTCACGCGCTGCGGGAAGCCCCTTCTCGTGCAGCCAGAGGACGGTCGCTTCCTTCGCTTCCGTCCGTACAAAATCCCCGACATGGTTCTTCAGCTCATTTTGAATGTGTTCCAGTTTCATCTTCAACACGCTCCTTCATAGTCCGTTACCCCACGCGCAATCGCACGTGCAAATTCATCCTGCTGCTCACGAAGAAGCTGCGCATCGCCCGCATGGTCGATAAACGCAAGCTCCACAAGCACTGCGACCGCATCAGTGTTGCTCAGAACATACAGACCGTTGACACCGGGCTTCGCTCCCTTTGTTCCGCGATCCACAGTTCCGAGCGCATCCACAATCTGGTTCTGGATACACTGTGCCAGTATCTCCCCTGCGCCGCTTCCGTAGAAGTGCCAGACCTCCGTTCCGTTTGCCATGCCGTTACAGGCGTTGCAGTGAATGGAGATGAATACGTCCGCACCGCTACGGTTGGAAGCGGAGACAACTTCATGGAGGCTATCCGATTGCAAAGTGCCAACTACCTCTACACCTGCTGCAGCGAGATAGCCCGCCACAAGGTCAGCGACGTTCTTTGCCACATTGCATTCCCGCAGTCCATATCCGCACGCTCCTGGGTCTGGATTGCCGTCCGGGGCATGACCCGGATTCAAAAACACACGCATCAAGATTCCTCCTTCGATTTCGGCACGTCCGCATACGGAATGCGCTCACCATCACGTTCCAAAAACACATCTTTTGTATTGCCGTCCTTGCTCTGGATGTATCTCTCAACAGCAACATCCACGAATTTCGCCTCAAGCTCCACGCCATAGCAGATACGCCCCAGCTGGTCGCAAGCAATCAGCGTTGATGCCGAGCCGAGGAAGCCGTCGAGAACGATGCCGTTCGTCTGCGTACACTGCTTGATGAGATACGCGATAAGCGGCACGGGCTTCGAGGACGGATGTCCGCAGCCGTCCTTCTTCGAGTCCTTGATGCGGTCGAATGCAAAGACAGTGGTCTGCTTCTGATCGCCGTACCACCTGTGCCGTCCGTCCTTTCTCCATCCCCAGATAATCGGCTCGTGGATGTACTTCCAGTCCGTGCGCGTAAGAACCAGTCGGTCTTTCTTCCAAACCAAGCCCGCGCCAACTTTAAAGCCCGCATCTTCATAAGCGTCATGAAAGATGCGGGCTTTTGCTGTTGCGTAAAATACATAGATGGAAGCGTCTGTCGCCATCGCCGAGTGAAATGCGGTAAAGGCAGATTTGAGGAACTCGTAGGCGTCCTTGTCATTCAGATCGTCGTTCTTGATCTTCCCGGAGGAACTTTCCAGAGCCACAAAATACGGCGGGTCCGTACAGACAAGGTTGACTTTCTCACTGCCGAGCAGCCGCTCGTATGTCTCCGGGAGAGTGGAATCTCCGCAGATGATACGGTGCTTGCCGAGATGCCACACATCACCCGATTGAGCAACACAGGGTTTTGCGAGTTCCGCATCCACGTCGAAATCATCTTCCTGCGCTTCACCATCATCCAGTGAGAGCAGGTCGGTAATCTCCGCTTCGTCAAAGCCCGTGAGTGAGATGTCGAAGTCCATACCCTGCAAGGCTTCCATCTCGACGCGCAGCATATCTTCGTCCCAGCCTGCGTCGAGTGCAAAACGGTTGTCCGCGAGAATGTATGCTTTCTTCTGCGCCTCCGTCAGATGATCGACGAATACGCATGGAACTTGCTCGATGTTCTCTGCCCGTGCAGCCATAACGCGCCCGTGTCCTCCGAGAATGCCGTAGTCCTTGTCGATAATGACGGGACTGACGAATCCGAACTCCCGCAGACTGCCGCGCAGCTTGTTGATCTGCTCGGGTGAATGCGTCCGTGCGTTGTTGGCATATGGCACGAGTTTACTGATCGGAACGAGCTTCATCTCCGATGTTGTTTTGTTCAAATGACTTCCCTCCTTACTTCCTCGATCGCAGCAGCCGCTCCATCCGATCCTCCTGCGGAGAGCCGACGAATGTGGTGGTGCAGTTCTGCTTTACGATGTCGAAAATCTCATACCAGAGCAGATTGGACTGCTTCTGGAATGCCTGCCCCATCTGGACAAAGGGGCTTGCAATCGCTCCTCCTGTGGTCGGATGCTTGCCGATGAGCCCGTATTGACTCATTGCCTCCTCGCACTGGATAAAGCGGGAAAATGCCTGCGCGTAGCTTTCAATCAGGCGAGGATTCACGAGACGCTCACAGCCGCGCTCCTTCAGCCACAGCCATGTCTCGCGGAAAATCTCGTCTGCACCGAGCGGTTTTCCGTTCCGCTGTCGCGCAGACAGGAACTCGCTCGGGGTTGGCATCTCTTCCCCATAGAGATCGGCGGCATCCACAAGGTCTGCACCGTCCAGTTCCGTCATGGGGAACTCCATGATGTGTGCTGTTCGCCCGCCCGCGATTTTATCTGCGAGTGGTTCGGGTTTATCTCCCGCCCGGATGCGCCGTCCACCGCGATTTGTACCGTCACGCGCCATCTTCTCGCCCCCTTCCTTTAATACCCCGTTTGAACTGACGTTTTTGTGCGTGCGCCCCCTCCCCGGTCCAGCAATGGCGCGGTTTTAGAGATTTGACCGCCCCCTGGAGGTCTAGCGGTCGCCACTGCCACGCCGGTGAATCCGCTCATGACAAGATACGCAGAGCGACATCAAATTGCTCTCGTCATGCGTGCCACCGTCGACGAGAGGTCGAATATGATGCACAAGCGTCGCGAGGACGTATCTGCCCTGCTCTTTGCATTGCTCGCAGAGCGGATGCACCGCCAAGTGACGGTCGCGAATCCCACGCCACGCACTGCCATACCTCTTGTGCTGATCGTACCCGCGCGTGAAGCGGTCATAATGTCGCTGCATGACTTTCTCGTGCGTCTCACAGTAGCAACTCTTTCTGTCCGTCAGGTTCGGGCAGCCCGTCATGCGGCAGGGACGTTTCGGCTTTCTCGGCATTGCACTTCTCTATCAAAAAAGCCCTCGCGGAGAATTGCTTCTCCGAGAAGGCTGATTCCATAACCTATTCTTGCTGAGTGTATCATATCACATTGGTCATACTGACATCAACCTGACATTTACTGACATTTTGTGACATTTTTCCGCTTTTTGACATTTCATGACATCTCCTGACATTTCCTACTCTTCATGAAGGAACGACCACACTTTGCAAGCCGCGCTCATGGATGCGGTATATCTGCCGCTCCCCGACTGCCATACGCCTGGCAATCTCCGTGACCGTGTGATACCCCATGTAGCGCATCTCCAAGACCAGCCGCTCATCCATATCCTCCACAGCCTGTATCACGCCATAGATCTCGGCGCGGAGGCTTACCAAGCGGTCAATCTCACGATCAATCTCCTCCTCCTGCTCCACCAGCTTCACCACCACATCGGAGAGCTTGTGCGGATTCTTCGTAGCACTCCCCGGCATATCACTAAGGACGGTGGTGGTCTTGGTGGCCATGCTGCGCAGTCTCACGGACTGTTCCAGCATGCTGTCTATTTTTCTGTCAATCTTGAATGCCTGGCTCAGATATTCCTTAGCGGTCATCATGATCAGCCCTTCTTTTCGTAGCGGGAGCAGCCCGGCTGCCAAACGTCGCCACCTGTATATCCTACGGGAGCGGTCTGCCCCGTCTCCTGCACGCAGTCGTTGCAGTTCCAGCATGTAAGTCGATGAGCGCAGGAGCTACAGATACATTTTTTGCAAGCTGCGTGCGTTCCGCAGCAGTCATGGGGCATGACTTCCTCGGCATCAAATTCCTCCGTGCCTTCCCAAATCGTCAGCCGATGATTGACTGCGTACAGATATTCCTCCATGCAGCCGTTGCTGTCCTTCCAGTTACCTGCCATAATTACCCCGTCACATTTGCCGAGAAGCGTCTTGCACTGTTCCAAGACCGTATCGTAGGGAATCTTGGCGGTCTTCAAGTGCCGCATGGCATCCAGCGGATTGACGAACAGGATATGCGGGTATTTCCTTGCGAGTTCTGCCGCAATCGCCGCTGCTGCCTTGCGATTCTCTTTTTCAGCCCCCGTGTAGGGGTGGGAAATATAAATCATGTTCATGGTGATTTGCTCCTTTCTCACTTGCAGTGCTTCAGCGCATCTCTTGCTGTAGGGTCGCTGTATCCTTCCCCGTTTCGGCTTGATGTACGCTGAACCCCCAGCTGCTTGATCTCAATGTGAATCCCCGGTGCTGCTGCCCACTGCTTTTCCACGATCTCCCGCACGACTTGGGCATCGTCCTTCCAGTAGCCGCACCTGGTCATGCAGTCCTTGAGCATTTTCTGCAGATTGTCGGTGTCCGGGCGTGTCGTACGCCACTCGCCGCTTTTATGGGACTTGCCCACCGGGAAAAGCCATGTGGTGCGAAGCTCCAAGGCACCGACCAACGGCACTATCGGACGATGGTTACCGAGATGCGCAATCAGAAGCGCCTTGGCTTTCTTCAGGGGAGCCGGGTCATAAAATATCGGTCTGCCGCCCACGATCCGCACGGACTTCTCCTGCGCGGTCGCCGTAGGAGGATTGATGTCGAGGAAAAATCTCATATTCTGTATGCTCCTTATTGAAAATTTCTTTCGATTGTGTTTTCATTTCGGTCAAAGGTTTCGTCACTGTCATCCCGTGTGGGGGAGGGCAGGCTACTGCAGCCCTCCCCACACTGGTGACAGCAGGGACAGACACTCTTTATTTATAAGCCTTTGTCCCTGAGAGTTTTCCAATAGGCAATTTATCCTTTGTCCGCCTCATCCTTGCCCATAGGTTTTTTCTCCCTTTGTCCCTGCGTATTCTTCTTCCCCACCACGCCGTTTTCAATCCAGTAACTTTCGCTGAATTCGGCAAGATAACGGCGAATGGTTTTCTCGTTGAGTTCCGTGTACTCCACAATGTCCTTGATTTTCACGGGAGGATTGATAGAGCAGATCTCGTAAGCCGTATCCAGGGCAGCCTTGCGTTCCTCGACGGTCGTCCGCTTGCTGCTGCGGGAGAGGTTCGCTGCCATACTTCCTATGGCGGGAATGCTGCCCAATTCGTCGCTGTTATCAATGCGATGCACAGGATGCTCGAACCAGAAGTTTACCT